TATTTCTTCACAATCACCAAATAATAAAGATGTTCCACTTGGTAATTCCCCAAATCTTCTTGACATTTTATTGCTTAACTTTTGTAAATATAGTTGTGATGTTGTTGGCACTTTACCAGTTGATAAACAAACATTAAGGGTATTTGTTATTCTAAATATAACTTCATAATAGTTATAATTGACAATACTATCACTTAATGTTATTGTTTGCCTTGCAAATGTACTTGATGGACTTGGGTTTGTCCATAATACAACTTGTTTACTATATATTTCTTCATTATCTACTAATATTTGATATTGTTTAACTTCTTCATAGGTAGTTCTTGTGCTTCCTAGTTCTAATTGCATTTCGTATTGATATATTGAATTTAATGTTGCAATCCCACTATTTACACTTGTGAAAGGTCTTACATATTTAGTATTTGCGGGTGTTGTTCCTGAAACTGAACTTTGGTCATTGTTTGCTATTCTTGATATATATGTTTTATTTTCATCATAAAATGCTATTCCTAAGAAAGGTGTTGTTGTATTACAACTAAATATTATTGCAGTTTTTTCTTCTATTGGTATGTAATTAAAACACAATCTATCAGTATTAACTAAATATGTACCATCGGCTTTTATTGAATAATTTTCTATTGATAGATTAAGTAAATTCTTTTGATTTTTAATAAAGTTTACTCTATAATCTTCATCTACTTCAGTTCCTACATTAACTAATTGTTCAGTAGGTTTATCAGATAAATCAGTATATGATCCACTTGTTGCAACTGGTGATAAATCATTTGATGTTACAAAATCACTATCATTATTTAAATCTGATGTATTAATTGGCACACTTATATCTACTGCTTTATTAGTTATAGTTTGTGCTACACCATTTACTTTAATATTTTCAATAATATTTACATCAGCACTAGCTTCTATTCCAGCTAATTTATTTTTTTCAGTAGTTGTATAATCATTAGTTGATAAGCCTTTACCAGTTTCTTTTTCTACATAACCAGTTAAATCTATATTTACACTTTTGCTTGTTACTGGTAATGAATTATTATTTACTTTTACATCTTCTATAATATTATCTTCACCAGCACCAGTATCACCTTTAGCACCTTTAGTAACTATATAATTAGCAATTATTTTATTAGTATCATCTAATAATACATATTCATCTTTTTTAAATATTACATTCATATAATCACATCCTAGTTATATCATAAGTTACATTAAACTTACCTTTTAAAATTGTTTGTTTAGTAGAATTTATAGTTACTTGTAAATCATAATAATATGTTCCTAACTCTATACTATCAGTATCAGCAGCAGCAATAGTAACTTGTATATCATTATCAGAATTTATTGTTATACCACTATTTAATGCCTTTTGAATTATATAATTATTATCATCTATCTTTTCTTTTACACTAAAATATGCTGCTGATAATGTATTTGGTTCAAAGTCTTGCAATGCCAAACAAAATGATACATCATCACCACGAGTTATTTCTAAATTTTTTATTATCATAATATCACCATCCTTTATTTAAAAACTATTATTGCACTTATAATACCAGCTATTAAGATACCAGCTATAGTACGCCATAACCACCTAGCATTATCTTGAATAGCCTTAATATCTTCTTCATTTTTCTTTGATAAATTATAAGCTTCTTCAGTTTTATCTTTTATATTTTTATAATCATCTAATTTTTCTTCAATTTTAGTTAATCTAGTGATTACTTCTATTTTAAATTCATTAAAGTCATCTTGCATTTTGTAATCACCACCTAAACCCATCTTGAATAGTTGCTAATTTCTAAACTTGTAATAGTTCCATCCCAAGTTATAGTATTAGAACCCATATTTAATTTAAAATTATCATAATTACCAGTTACTTGCCTATTCATTAATATATTATCATTGCTGTAAGCTTCCATTAAATCAGTATCTATATTTATAGTAGTTGATGTATCACCTAAATCAATTACAAATAGCTGATTACCATTTAAAGATAAATTAATAGTACCAGTACCAGTTATACTTAATAATGGTTTTGAATAAATATTACCAGTATTAGTTATTGTTGCTGGGCTTGTTGTATATGTTCTTGTGCCTTCTTCTAAAGAATATTTAAATGGTTGGCAATGTAATGTAACTTCAGCAGTTTTAAATCTTATTAATTTTTCAAAATCTATTTGATTTATTATCTGATATTTATAATATTTATTTGGTTCATCACTAAATGTAACTACACCATCACTATTAAAGAATGATATTACTTCATTTAAGTCATAATTATATGATAAGCCTATACTAATAGTTTTATCATATGCTGAATAACCTAATTTAGTAATTATATCACCATCTACACCATCTATTTCAGTTGTATTAACTCTTATTTTAGGTTTAGAAATAGGTGGTAATTTGCTAATTAATAAACCAGTAATATCAGTACTTTTTACACCATTTAATATTATATAAGCCATATTTACCACCCTTTCTAATTATAAATAGCATTTGTTATTGTATTTGTAACAAATTTACCCATATTTTCATCATCTAATTCTATTTTCATTTGTGATAGGGCTTCTTTAAAGCCATCTACCATTTCATTATAAGATATACCTTTATTTACATTATTATCTACCATATTCTTTTGTAATTGATTAGATACTTTCTTTATCCATTCAGTATTTTTTTCTAGTGGAACTACTGCTTCTGCACCACTACCTTCTAATAAACCTAATTGACCTTTTTCAAGTACACCACCTTTTGCTAGTCTTGGTAAGCTAACATAGCTCATTTTACCAATTTCTACCCCTGGTAGTTTATTAATTTGATTAATAGCACCATTTATTGCCCTAGGTATAAAGTTAATAGCATTTTCAACTGTGCCAATTACACCATTAATAGCACTTTTAAATGCAGCACCTATTGCATCAGCTACTTTTGTACCTATTGAAGTAAAACCACTTTTTATGTTATTCCACATATTACTAAAGAATGTACCTATTCTACTGAATGCACTTGTTACATTATTCCAAGCAGTTACCGCACCATTTTTTAAATTATTCCATAAGTTACTAAAGAATTGTGCTATTGGTGAAATAACATTACTATTAAACCAATTTGCAACATTACTCCAAGTATTTTTTATGTCATTCCAAGCATTTTTAAAGAAATTTGCTATTGCAGTTGTTACTTCATCAACAAAATTTCTAAAGCCTTCACAATTATCATATAGTAATTTAAAAGCACCTACAAATGGGTTTACTATTAATAATAATAAGCCTTGCCAGTTATTTTTAATAAAATCTACTATTTTATTAAGTGCTGCTTTTATCCAATCTACTGCTGAACCAACTGCTTGTTTTACATTTTCCCATAAGCCTATCCAAAAGTTTCTAAAAGCTTCTGATTTATTCCATAAAACTGCAAATGCTGCTACTAATGCAGTTATTCCAGCTATTACTAAACCTATTGGGTTAGCATTCATTACAGTATTTAATAACCCTTGTGCCGCAGTTTGTAATTTTGTTGCTAATTCTAAATTTTTAATTAAAGTAACTAAACCAGCTATTGATGTAATAAATGTTGCTATTTTAGTAATAGCAAATGCTGCTATCATTGTACCTATTGCCCCAGCAACCAAACCTTTATTTTTAACAAACCAATTAAATACATCTTGTATTTTTTTAATTTTAGTTTGTATATTTGGCGGTAATTCTTCTATTATTTGTGGTAAAGTTTCATTTACAAATACTTTAAATACTTCACCAAGTCCTTTTATTATTTCTATAACTATAGGAATTATATTTTTCATAGCAATAGTAATACTATCTGAAAGATTTTTTACTAATGGTTTTATATCTTGGTTACCATCAGCTATACCAGTTAATAAGTTTTGCCAAGATGCTTTTACTGTATTTACTGAACCTTCAACAGTTGTACTTGCTTCTTTTGCAGTAGTACCAGTTATACCCATATTTTCTTGTACCTTATGAATAGCTTGTATAATTTGGTCATAACTTACCTTTTGGTCAAAATTCTTAACAGTTAAATCATCAGCAGCTTTTCCTAAAATACCACTTTCTTTTACCAATCTAACCATTTCAGACTTTGTACCACCATAACCTAATTTCAAGTTATCTAGCATTGTATAATTTTGTTTAGCAAAACCTTGGTATGCATTTTGGATCATTTCCATTGAAGTTCCCATTTTATTAGCATTGTCTGACATATCTATAATTGCCATATCTGCTACTTCAGCTGCTTTTTTAGTATCCCCGCCTAAACCTTGAAGTAAAGATGCTGAAAAACTTGTAACAGTTGACATATATTCATTAGCACTTAAACCAGCAGTTTTATAAGCACGATTAGCATATCCTTCTACTACACTAGCACTATCTTTAAATAATGTTTCTACACCACCACTTAATTGTTCATATTCAGCATAACTTTCTAATGCTTGTTTACCAACACTTATTAATGTGCCACCAAGTTTTTTTAAAGCACCTATTGCACTTTGTATTGCACTACTAGCTAAATTTGCAATAGTACCTTTAAGTATTGTAAAACCACCTTTAGAACTATCAGTTGCTTCTTTACCAGCTTTTTTAATGCTATCAGTTAAATCATCAGCACTATCACTTGTTTCTTCTAGTGATTTAGTAACATTTTTTAATTCTACATCAGTTTTGTTATAATCTGATTGTGCATTATTTAATTCTATTCTTAATTTGCTTAAAGTTTGCTGGTTTTGTTCTTGGGCTTTACTTGATGCATTGTATTCCCTAGTTGTTTCTTGAACTACTTTAGCTTGATTTTGATATTCACTAGATGATTTACCTAAAGTACTTTCAATTTGTTTTAATTTAGCAGTTTCAGTATTTAATCTATCTTCTAATGTTTTATGTTGATTTGCACTTTGTTGTACTTTATTATTTACATCAGTATATTTATTTTTTAATTGCTCTAAATATTGTTGTTGTAATTTTAATTTATTACTTAATACTTCACTTTGTTTAGTTAAATTTTGACTAGATTTATCATTTTTATCAAATGCACTTGTAACTACCTTCATTTGTGAAGAAGTTTCTTTTAATTGTAAACTAATATTTTTTAATGCCTTTTGATATTCTTCAGAACCAGTTATTTTTACTTTAGTAGCAAATGCTGTATTAGCCATAACATCACTTCCTTTCTACCATTCCCAATTATCCTTTCTTTGTTGTTCTCTTTCAGCTTGTTTATATGTCTTTTTAGATAATGTTAGGCTTAATTCTAAATCAAAATTATCTTTATAATGTTTATATAATTTATTGAACATTCTAATGGTTAATCTACCACTTTCTTTATCATCTAAATGTAATTTAGCTCTACATATAAAGTATATCCACGAAAAATCAAATGGTTCAATTTCATCATCTTCATCGTGGATGGTTAGTTTTTTTCATCACTTTTAGTACTTTCAATAACTGCATCAGCCATCTTTTGTGATGCTTCTTCCATACCAACTTTACTTAATAATCTGCCTACTTCCTTTTGTGTAAATAGTTTTTCTTTAGATCCAGTTCTATCATTTGTAATTTCTATACCTTCATTTAACATTACAGTTAAACCATATATTAATGCTTTTAAATTAGGTTCTTCACCTTCTGAACCATCTAAATTTATTTCTTTAACCCAGTTATTTATAGTTCCATATTTTTCTTGTATTTCTGACATTGCATTTAAATTAAATGCTAATATATATTCTTTATCTTCTAAAGTTAATTTTGTTTCCATTTCTTTCATTTCATTCATTCCTTCCTTCTTTAACTTTATTAAAAAATGGATGGGTATTTTTTACCCACCCATTATGGTTTAATATTATACACTTGAACTTGCAAATTGTTCTTCAACCCAAGCTATTGCATCTGCTTTAGTAGTAAATTTCTTTTCAATAGACCATTTACCATTAGCAAGTTTATTTACACTACCTTCAAGTTCTGAAGTTCCAAATTCTAAACTTTCACCTTGTGTAGTATCTTCTTGTGATGGTTCTTGGAATTTGCATTTATATAATACTTTACCAGTATAGTATCTAACATTGTTTACCATAGATACTACAACCCTACCAATTCCTACATATGGTGCAATATCATCAGCTGATTTAACTAAACCAGTTTCTGCACTATAAGTATGACCTAATAAAGCTGCCATAGTTTCTTCATCTTCAGTATCTATACCCATAGTTATAGTACCATTTGCAAATGAATAATCACTTTCAGCTAAACTATCATCAGCATATAGTGTTGCTTCATTGTTTGTAATTTCAACATTACAACTTACTGCTTTAGCTGGTTTTACTGCACCATTATAAGATGGTGTACCATCAGAAGCTTCAGTTAATATTGAATATCTAAAATTGTTTAAGCCTATCTTTGCCATATTTAATCATTCCTTTCAATAGCAAAACATATTGTTTTATGATAATAACCAGTATCATCTTCATACATATCTGCACTATCTCTACTTGGTTGCCATCTAAAACCATTTTGTTTTAATAAATTCTTTACTGCTTCAACTACTTGTAAATAATTCCCTTTTGAATATATATTAAAATCATAATAATCTACATAACCCATTAATTCATCATCAGCACTATATGAATTATCTTTATCAGTTTCCAAATAAACTACATATGTTGTAGCAGTACCATCATATTTTAAAAATGATACTGGTATTGTTACACCATTAACTTTAAAATTTGTAAAAATAGTTTTAATTGTACTATTCATTTAAATCATCCTTTAATATATTCATCTTGAACTTTTAACATTGCTGCTTCAATTTGTTCTTTTTTAACTGATTTTCTTAAAAATGGTTGTTGTGGATAATCTCTACCACTTCTACTTGTTCCATATTCAAATACATTAGCAACAAGTGGTGCTGGTGTTTTCTTACCTTCTTTATTAATAAAATATCCAGTAATTGCAACACCAGTATTTATTCCACCATCACTTAATGTTTCATATGTTCTAGTAAGTTTAATATTATTTTTAAACCCACTTTCTTTTAAAGCTTGTGGTAAATTCTTATTCATATTATCATATATAACTTTAGCACCAGCTTTAGTCATATCTTCAACCATCTTTTTACTATCTTTAGATAGATTTTCAAATTCTTTAATTAAATCATTTGGTAATTCAACTTCAAATTTAGGCATTAATGTGTAACTTCCTTTGCTTGTATTTCTAATTCTACATTTGCTTCATTAACATTATTTAAATATTGAATTGAATAGGTTTTATTATTAAATCTAATTAACATATCCCTAGTAATTGTTGTTACTGGGTATCTAATTGTAAAATTAGTATAAGCCTTTTCAAAATCACTATTATTAATTATAATTGTCATACCTTTTGTAGTTTTAACACTAGCATAAGTTGTTAATATAGGTGTTTCAGTATTTATAGGAAAACCATCAACATCTTCACCATCGGTTACTTGATAAATTACAATTTTTTTATTATATTTACCAGCATTAATCATTAAATTGAACTACTTTCTTCTTCACTTGGTGTTTTACCATATGAAGGTAGTAAATTTTTTGAATGCATATCTAGTATAGTTTCTACTACTTTATTTAAATTAGTACTATCAACATATAATGTTCTATCGTCATACATACTTTGACATAATATAAGAACAACAATTACTAGATCATTATATTTATCTAATTCAGTATCAGAAGTTATACCAGTATATTGTTTTATATAATCTTTGGAAATATTTATTAAATTAGTTAAAGTATTTTGTTCTTCAGTTGCTTGTTCACTACTTAATCTAATATAATCAGCTACATCAGAATAAGTAATTTCACTAACTTTTGTTATATTATTCATTTTTTCACCCTTTCTTTATTGGGTATTTGCCAAAACAACAAATAATATTATTTATTTTTATTTTTTTTAATTGGTGCTATTACTTTTTCAGTAATAGTTTCTTTTGGTTGTGTTTCAACCTTTTCAATGTATTTAGCATTTAGTAAATCTTCAACTACTGCTTTATCAGTAATTTCTTTTACTTCACCTTTATACATTGAAACTTTACCAGCAAATGATACTAATGCTTTATACATTAATATCACCTACTTAAACTGAAGCACCAGCACAAACTAATTTAGCAATCTTTTGTGCATTTTCAACTTTAGCATCAAAGTTTAACCATCCAATTACACCAACTGCGTGTTGGTCAGCATATTTTTCACGAAGTACTTGAATGTTGATTTCTTCACTAAATTTAGTTGCTAAACCACTCATATCACCATAGTAAATAGCAGTATTACCAGCACCAAGTTCTTCCATATTATCAGATACATAAACTGGTTTACCTAGTAATGTATGACCAAATGGTGATGAAATATCATCTTGTAGTAAATATCTACCCATATTATCTTTTAATTCTCTAATAGCAGTTCTAGTTGCAGTTGACATTATCCAAATAGCATTTCCTTGGTAAACATCTTTAACTTTAGCTTGTAATTCAATTAATTCATTACCAGTAACCGCAGTTGCACTAGCAGTTGTAACTTTATTATTTAATTTAGATAAACCATCAACTTTATCAGTAGTACCATTTAATAGTTCATTTTCAATAAATCTTGAAATAGCATATGCCATATGATCTACTACAAAACCAACAATATCAAAATTTGAATTATTGATTAAGTTTCTTGAAATTAAACTTAATGCACCAGCTAAATAACCAGTTAATTCAATTGATGTAAATTCACCAACATTACTTGATAATGCACTAAATTCATTTTGATATGCAACTGTAATTGCAGTTTCACTTTCATCATAGTAAGGAATAGTTAAAGTTCCTTTTACATTATATTTTGTACTTCTTTGAAGTATAGGGCAAATATCATAAACCTTTTTAATAATTTTATTTGCAATAGTTTGTGGAATAACTGCACCATTATCAGTTTCAGTTAAGTTATTATCTCTAGTGTTAATAACACCACGAACATAGTTTTCAAATGCTCTTGTTTCTTTTTCTTCAGTATTCATTTTATCACTTCCTTCTGCTTCTGCATTTGTGTGTTCCATTTGTTCTAGTTCTTTAAAATCATCATCTAATTTCATAGATTTAACAATTTTTCTAACATTATCACGAATTTCGGCAAGTTCCATTGCTTCATCTTCAGTTAATTCTCTTTTTTCTTCTTTAGCCTTGTTTAAAACTTCTTCAGCTCTAACAATATAATCATTTTTCTTTTCTAATAATTCTTTACCATACATAATTAGCATTCTCCTTTCATTTCCATAATTATGTTTTCATACTCTGAATAATCTATTGATTTTTCAGTAGTATTATTTATATTTTCAACAACTTCTTGTTGTTTTGGCTCACCTTGTTCCTTTGGTTCTTCAACTTGTGGTTGTTCTACCTTTGGTTCTTCTTTAGTTTCTTCAGCCTTTGGTTCTTCTACCTTTTCTTCTCTTATTTCTATATCATCTATAAATTCATCACCAACAAATATTTCTTTATCATCTCTAGCACTAATTAAAGTACCTTCATATGCTGGTGATTTTCTTCTATCTAGTATAGATACTTCATATAAATCTAAATCTTTTACTGCTCTATGCATCAAACCATTTTCTATTGATCTTTCAACATCTCTATCAGTAAAACCAAAAGACCAACCAACTAAATCACCTTTTCTAGCTTTATCTACAACTTCTTTATCAGTTATAGTTGCTCTAGCTTTTAAGCCTATATTATCTTCTTCTAGTTCTAGGTTACCTTCTTTGGTACTTCCTAAATCTCTATTCCAATCGTGATTTAAAAGTATATGCACATCATCATTTCTTTTTAATGCTTTTTTAAAAGCACCTTTACAAATTCTTTCAATAAATTCACCTACTCTATCACGAAGGGTTTTAGAATTTCTTTCTATTGCATTTACATAGCCTTCTATTTCAACTTTATCTTCTTTTACTCTTACTAACATTTTAATCACCCCCTAACTATCAGAACTATTACCACTTTGTTCAAAAGCAGTATCTATTTCTTTATCTTCAATTACCTTTTGAATATTAGCTTGGGTTGTTGTATCAGTATTTGGTGTGTAAAATTGATGTGTATTAGTATCATATAAAACTGCACCTAAACCAACATTGACAACATCTAAACCTTCTATATAATTCATATTTTCGGCTTTTCTCATTTCGTTGATTGTCATAATACCAGTTTCTTTTGCTAGTTTATATACTTCATATCTTTCTTTTGGTGTGGCTTTTAGAATTTCTTTTACATCAAATTCAAAGTACATATTTTTCTTTTCTTTTTCTAATAATAGAACCCTATTTAAAGCAGTTTCAAATGCTTTTATAATTGGGTAAATACCTTCTTTGAATGTTCTATAAAAATCATTTGGATATATATGAAATATTGTATTAATTTCATCTTGTAATGTTTTCTTACTTTCATTTAATTGCATTTCTACACTACTATTACTAGCTTCTTGGAACTCTAAACCATTATTTAATACAACTACATTTTCTTCATTATTTCTATAAAGGTTATTCCAAGCCCTTTTTAGTGTATCTATTTCATCTTGTCCTAGTTTTCTAGTTGATTTTAAAAAGCCCCTTTTATTACCACCACTTTTAACCATTCCTAATTGGTATAAAAGTGTATTATATGCAGTTTCAAGTGCTTTACCAACTTCATCAGTTAAACCAGTACCAGTTGAACCATCTTTTGTATTTCTTAATAGTGTTATGAACTCATAAGGTTTATAGCTATCACCTAAAACATTAATAGTATAATCTTTATAAATTGGTTTAAAATTCTTTAATATAGATACATATATTGGTTTTACATAATATAAACCAGTTACATCATTTCTTGATTTTGATATATAACAAAATGCACCCTTATCCATTAAATAATCTTCTACCAATGCTTTCTTTAATTGAAATGCATCCAATGTATCACCAGTATCAGAATTTAATAATCTGGTTCTATCATCATTTTCTATTTCTTCAACCTTGCCTTGTTTATATTTATATAATTTAACTGGCATACTAGCAACCATATTAGAAATTAAATCAACTGCACCAGCTACTGCTGGTAAAGTCATAGCTTTTTCTCTATCTATTACTTCATCATTTAATAATGCTTGTAATAATACATCATCAGTTGCTGGTGATGTAGTTGTTGTTTGGGGTGTTGTATCTCTTTTTTTAAATCTATCAAATAAGCCCATAACATCACCACCTTTCTTTACCTAAATATTTCTATTTTAATTATAAAATACTTTTATGGTTAAAAATTCATAACTTTTTCAAAACTAAAAAAGCACTAATTACAATATAATTAGCACTTTTATATAACTTGTATAGTAAAATCATCACCAAATATCATATCTTGTTGTAATAAATAAACTGCATTTATTGTTGATACTACCATATCAACTTTACCACTACTTTTCTTTTTATGAACATATAGATTTAAATTAGTATCATAGCTGCATCTAGCATTTTGAAAATTAATTTCATATAATTTATTTTCAGTATATTGAAATTCACCTTTTAATATTTTTTCTTTTAATAATTTAGTCGGTGAATGTAATACACTTGAATGTTGTTTAACTTCTACACAATTCATACCATACTTTTCTAACTTTGTAGCAGTACTTAAACAATTATATCTATCATATCCTATTGCTTGAATAGTAACACCATATTTATTTTCTAGGTTCATAATAAAATCTTCAACTACTGAATAATCAATTACCATATCCCCACATTCAATTACATTTTCAGTTTTTAATAATTCTCTATAATTAACTTTTTCATATGATGATTTTTCATCTATCCTACCACTTGGAATAAATGCAAAACTTTTAGATAATATATTATTATCATCATCTACACTAACCATTGTTACACTTGTGTTATCATTGCTCATACTTAAATCTAAACCAACATAAACTAATCTTCCTTGCCAATCAATGTTAGTAACTTTGCACTTTTGAACATCTTTTACATCTATATAACTTTCAGTTCCAGTACCTTGGTATGCTATATTACAATGTTTAGTAACAAAATTTTCCCTAGCACTTTCTACTGCTATTGCATATGCTCTTTTCTTTAATAAATCTTCCCATATTTCATTTATTTCTAATGCTACTGGGTTAGCTTGTTTTAAAATCATATCATCAGTTCCCCAATTTTCAGTTTCATTTGGTTCATATAACAAACTAAATCTAGTTTCATCATTTTCTAACCCATCTAATACATTTTTACTATATTTAACTTCATCTTCAAATGGGTTATCTATTGTTGGATATTTAGTGGATATAATAAAGCCTAATTTATTAGTTATATTTAATTGACCACTTTTCATTGCTTCTATTGGGTATGATGTATTTAATGCACCTACTTCATCAGCACACCAAACATTGGGTAATTTACCATCTAATGTAGATGTACTAAATGCTAAAGGTATATATGTAGTATCTTTAGGTAAAAATTTTATATAATCTCTAGTGATCTTAAATCTTTTTTTACCCCTAAATTCATATACTGCCAAACTACTTCTAATAGTTTCACTTATTGCTTTCTGAATTTCTTTAGATAGTTGGGCTACTGGTGCTACTGAATAAAAAGAACTAAATTTAGGTTCAGTTATAAATAAAATTAAAAATAAAGTTCCTATGGTATATGTTTTAAAGTTCTTTCTACATATTTCTAGTAGTCCTATTTCATATCTTCTTTTATTTGGGTTATCTTTATAAACTACACATAGTATAGCAGTATAAAATAACCATTGATAACCAGTAGAACACTCATATAATGTTTTACCAGCTTTAAGACCTTTTGGCATTATTAATATTTTAAGTATTTTATTTAATTGTTCTAGTTTTTTTTCACTTAATACATATTTTTCATTCTTACCATCACATATATCTATAAAATCTTTCATTTGTAATTTTACATATTTGGGTGTGGTATCTTCATTTATACACTTCTTGCAATAATCATATGCTTTATTTACTAACATCTATATCATCATCCATAAGTTCAGCCAAAACATCTTCATCTTTATTTTTACTACTATCACTATCTAAACTTTTAATGATCTTCATTAATGTAGCTACTGATTTATTAGCACTATCAGTAGTTCTATCATATTGTTGTATAGCTGGATGCACATAGTAATTTTCTCTACCTTTTACATACTCTTTAGTAACTATTGCATCACTATCTTTTATAACTTTCTTTAAATCTTCTAATGTTTTTATTTGTGTTATATATCTTTCTAATGTTGTAGTAAATAATGGGTTATCATCAACCCCATAATCTTCAGCTAACTTAATTAAATTTTCTACTACTGGCAATTCTTTTCCATCTTTTTTTATCTCATCTTTATTTGCCATATATTTTCACTTCGCTTTCTTTTATTTCATTATTAAATTATTTAATATAACCATTAATACATTTACAACTATACTATTACCAGCTTGTTTATATAATTGAGAGTTAGAATTAACTTTTGATGCTTTTTCAAAATCTTTATCATCAAACCCCATTAATTTCCAACATTCTTTTGGTGTTAGTTTTCTTATTCTTAATTTATTCATTGCTAATCACCACCCCTAAATCTTGTCTAGTTGTTATAGTTTGTATCATTTGTGGTTGTACTGTACCCCTTTTAGTTTTTGAAATGTTTGTATATATTCCATCACCATCTTTAGCTTCTAAATAACCTTTTTTAGTATTATTATTTATATATAATGTTGGTGCCCCTTCAAATCTAGCTAATATTGTTGGATGAATGTCTTTTCCATTTATAATATTTTCTTCTAATTTATACTTTTGATAATTTGTTGTTAATCTGCCTTCTATTGCTTTATCAGATAAATAATATTTTTCATCTACATCATCTTCTAACATATCTTTTAGTTTTAATTTAAGTTCTTGCTTTTGTGGGAATTCAAAGGTTTGATTTAAATCTTTTCTAATTGATATTGTGAATACTCTTTCTCTATTTTGTGGTATGCCATAATCTTTTGCATTTAATACTTGTCCATAATTCATATAACCTAATTCACTCATTTTATTACAATACTTATCATAATTATGTTTATGTTTCTTTGAAATAACATTTTTTACATTTTCCCATATTACATATTTAGGTTTTAATTTTTCTACTATTCTTAAAGTTTCATACATTAAAGAACTTCTAGTTCCAGAACCTTCATCCCCACCAGCTTGTTTTCCAGCAAGTGAAAAATCTTGGCAAGGTGATCCGTGCATAATCAAATCTACTTCTATATCTTTATTCCAAGTTGTAATATCTTGTGGTTCAAAATTAGTATTATGTATTGCATTATAACTTGCTACCGCATATTTATCTATTTCTACATAATCTACTATTTCATAATCTATACCCAGTTTTTCAAGTGCTTTACTACAAGCACCTATACCCCCAAATAATTCTAATAATTTTAACTTACTCATTTTCCATTCCTTTCATTTCATTGCCTCGTTTTTATTATTTTTACCCCTCTACACTTTTTAAAGCATTTTTAAGCCTTTTTAAGAACTTTTTAAGTGTTTTAGGTATAAATATACTATTTTATCCAAAAAAACTTAAAAAATAACTTGTTTGTATAAAAAGG